CTCAGAGTCCGACAGAGCAGGGAGCAAGGGGGGCGTTTAATGCGGAATAGAGCAGAGCGGGAAAAAAAGAGGATCATTGATAATCTTAATCAGAATACAGCTTTTGTTAAGGCCCTTGATAGTGAGGTTGGGCGGGAACTTTTAGAAGAGGTAAAAGATAATATTGTCAAGTCCGTTCAAAAGATTATGTCTATGGAGCATGACGAAAAAGACCTCATTGCCTATCAGGTATGGAGAGAGATAGGAGATGCTTGGGCGGCAAAGATTGAGAGCTTTGAGAAGAACAGGCAAGATTATGAGCAGTATAAATCATGACAGAAGAGGAGAAGCAAAAAATCATTGATGCACTGAAGCAACTTGAAGGACTTAAGAAGCTTTTACTGGAGATACTGAAAAAGTAGATCCATAACACATATTATCTACCCCTCAATTTTCATACGAGGTCAAAGGTCACGTTTAAGGGATACCCCCCTTGCGTGGCTTTTTTTGTTTTTAAACTCAAATTAAGGAGGAACAAACATGCCACCAGAAGCTAACACCGAAGCCAGCCAAGAGGAGCAAACAGAAGAGATGGATTTTTCTGATGCAGCTCTTTCTAGGGCCGCAGAGGGAGCGGAAGAAGAGGAGACCGTAGAGGCCTCTACAGAGGAAGTAGAAGAGGTTGAGGAAGAGGTTGCAGAAGAGGAAGAAACTGAGCCTGTAGATACCGAAAAAGACCCTCTACAGCTTGAGGAAGAGGAGGAAACAGAGGCACTTGAGGCAGAGGTAGGGGAAGAGGAAGAAGTGCAGCCTGAGCCCTCAGATAATGCCGACAGATCCAAGCTGGGCCGCAAGGTCAAATTTATGGAGGACTCCCTTAATGGCATAAAGGAAAGCATTGATGACCGGATGGATAGGATTGAGCAGATGCTTACCAAGAATCAGCAGCCGGAGCCTTATAAGGAAGATTTTGAGGATGAGGATGATGAGGAGATCATTCTTACCAAAAAGGAATTTAAAGAGCAGATGCAAAGCTTCATGACGGAGCAGCAGACTCAAAAAACAGACTCTCAGGCTCAGTATGAAAAGGGCTATCTCTCAACTATCAAACAGTTGGGCGCAGAGGAGGAGAGTGAGGATGAGTTTAACGCTATCTATGACGAAATGATGACGAACTTCAACAACAAACTTTCCGACAATCCAGAGATGGATGCTGAAAGAAACTGGCTTAAGGCTACCAAATCAGTGCTGAAAAAACAGGCGGCACAGCCCATTAAAAAGGAAAACCCTTTGAAGGGAAGGAAGCCAAAGGCACCCCTTGGAAAAGGTAGTACTGACACCGTTCCAAAATCAGCCTCAGCAGTGCCGGAGCTGGACGATGTAGCAGCAGAGTTTATTAAAAAAACAGGAATGTCAGACGAGTTGGTTGCGGATGCTTTAAATGGCGAAGCCCCAGCAAGGTTGGCAAGAAGATAAATGAGTAGAACGAGCAGACGCAGCCGTAAATTACCAAAGGAATCAAAAACCATCCCTCTGAAAGGAAACAAAATCAGTGGCAATGGAGAGGATTTCAAAAGGTATTACCGTTGTTGGCACTGTGGTTTTACTTGTGATGAGACTAGGGACTCTCTAGGAGATGCCCAGTCAAGAAGTGGAGTACATGCAGTGACCTACCAACCGACTTCATACCCAGAGGGTAAGTCCGTTATAGGAGGGAGCATTACGCATTATCAGACTTCACTCAAATTAGGCTCCGATGGGGAGCCGCAGGGTTTGTGGGAATACTACAAGCCTGAAGTATCAGGGGGATGTCCTATGTGCGGTTCTTTGAACTGGCGTGGGGATTACCCGTAAACAATAAATTTAATGGAGGTACAAGATGGGTTTTGAAGTCGTACATGATTCCTGTCAGCACATATGGGCACCTGTTATTAACACTGACACTCTTTATGTGGGTCAGCCTGTTATTGCAGCTAATGAAGGGGTTTCCCCTTTGACAACTGCTGTAGGTGCCGGTGATACAACTGGCAAGGAAGTTCCGTTTGGTGTCGTTATCGGAACAAATAAAAAGACACCATCATACAGCTCTACATATCAGGCAGAGCAAGTCACCTATGTAGCAGCGTCCTCAGCTAGTTCAGAGGATTACGTCATGGTAGAAGGCCCTTATGCAAAGGGCGATAAGACCGCAATGGTTAAAATTGCAGTCATTACCGCTCAAACTGTACTCAGGGCTCCTCTCTACACTGACACGCTGGGTAATGCACTAACGGTAGGTACTCTTAGTGGTACTCCCACTACTGGTACTGCTACATCAAGCGCAGTGGAAGAGGCTGGAGTTGATTCACTCTCCACTATGTATGTCAGGAGTGGTGGTCAGGCTGGTGCCTACAGGGTAACAGACGATACCTCTACAACTGGCCTTGAGTGGGATGCAGAGCTTAACGCTGCACCGGTAGCGGGTGACACCGTTGTAAGAGTAAACCTTAGACCAAATGGCACATGCAGGATGCAGTTGGGTACGGAGTCTCTGTTTATTGACACAGGAGCTACCGTTACTACCAACTATTTTCTGATTGATGTCGTTAGATTGGATCTGAGTGACGCAGGGAAGGAATATGTTGAGTTCCGTTTTCACCCTTGCCACTTTGATTCAGTTAGAACTTAAAGGGGGTGATGAATAATGCCTAGTCCATTAGATTCAGCGCAGTTTGTAAGACTGCTAGATAAAAGGCTCAGGGAAGTAACTGAGAAGCGTTATAAAGAACTTCCTACAATGATACCAAAGCTCTACAACGAGATCGCTTCTGATAGCGCATGGGAGGAGTTTTTCAGCATAGGGTCAGTTCAGGACATTCCTGAGTTCAACGGCAAAATCTCTTATCTTGGTCAAAGCCCAGGATTTTACACCAAGATTGAGCCAAAGGAATACGCTGGTGGTATCCAGTTTGAAAGGAAGCTCCTTGATGACAAGAAGTATGCCGTTCTTGACGGCAGGGCTCAGTCACTTATGGAGTCAGCACAAAGGACAAGGGAGAAGCTGGGAGTCAAGATGTTTTCCAATGCTTTCTCTACTGCCTTTGACTTCATGACTTCTGAGGAGGGCGTACCTCTTTGCTCCTCTTCACATACTACGAAGTCAGGCACTTCCACAGCCAGCGGTTTTGACAACTCTGGTACTTCTGCACTTTCCAAGACAACAGTTGCAGCTACAAGGCTCCTGATGAGGCAGTTCAGGAATGACATATCTGAAAGGATAGAGATTTCTGACAACCTTGCCCTCATCGTACCGGACTCCCTTGCTGATGCCGCTGAGGAGATAGTAAGAACTCCTAAGTCTCTGGATACAGCAGAGGGTAACGTAAACATGCAGGCCGGACGTTATGAGGTAATTCCTTACCTCCGTCTTGATGACTATGACAGCAACAACTGGTTCATGGTTGATAGGGACGCAATGAAAAGAAACGCTCTATGGGTGAACAGGATTAATCCTGAAGTTAAGAACACCGTTGACTACGAGACTTACATCTTGAAGACAGCGATCTACTTCAGGGTTGCATACGGTTTCACTGACTGGAGATGGATCTACGGTCACGCAGTAAGTTAAACATCTAAATCTGCTGGTGGGGCTCCGGCCCCATTGGTAGCCCTTTGGGGCTATTGGCAGAAAGGAGCATAACATGACAAATTTTGAAAATGGTATAAGCAGCATGGGTGTACCTGTAGGCGGTGAGAGAGCTTTTGGTAATGTATGGTTTGTTGATCCTGCGAATGGTAGTGATGGTAATACTGGCAAAACCAGAGATAGAGCATTTGCAAGCCTAACACAGGCGTTTTTGGTTGTATCACACTACGATACCATTAAGTGTGCTGCTGGTAATTACACTGGCAACTACAGTACGCCTCTTAACGCAGATGCCTCTTTCGTTAAGCTTGAAGGCTTTAGGATAGGCGATAGCGGCATGGCTTCATGGGCCGGTGCAACTGTATCATCTAGTCCTATTATCAATGTCAGAGCTAGGGGCTGGACTATTACAGACTTTGAGTTTGATTGTCCTACTACTGCTGGAGCTATTCAGTTGAATAAAGTTGTTGGATTAGCCCAAAGATGTGATTTCACTCACATTGAAAGATGTACCTTTACAACTGGCAAGTACGGGATTGTAGTAGCTGGTGGTGGAACTCACGTTAAGGTCAAGGGCTGTAAATTTGACCAGCTTACTGAAACTGGTGCGTTTGGCATATTTGTTCAATCAACTGGTTATCAGCTCCCTGCTTTTTGGGTAGTTGAGGACAACATTTTTGCTACTAGCCTGAATCACATAGGCCCAGCCAATGCTACTTATGGTTGGAATGAATCTCTCTTTAAGAACAACGTCCACCAGAGCGATTCAGGCACAGATGTTACTTGTATCTGTGATGTCCGAGGATCTAGTGGTACGGGTAATATGTTGATAGGTAATTACTACAACATGGGTCATGGGTCTTTTGCAGCAGCCACTACTATTAGGGGTAACTCTACAGACTATGCTGCTGGAAACCATTTTGAAGATGGGCCACAGTCTGAAGTCATGAAGACAACATAACTAATCAATCATTAATTTCTAGGGGGGCCTCTGGGCTCCCCTATACAAAATGGAGGGTTTTATATGTCGTCAGTTGAGTTTTTTGGAAAGGTAGATAAAGGTCAGAAAGGAGAAATTTCTTCTCAATTTCCCGCTTGGTATTTTGAGTCTCATTTAGATGAGCTTAGAGAGTCCATTGCCAGAAAAGAGAGGTCATTGAAGCGTGGTGATATACCACCTGATTCAATACCTGAGACAAGAGCGGAACTGGCAAAAGAAAGCGAAAGGTTAAAGGCTATTGAAGGTTCAAAGCCTACCTTAAGCGATCAGGAAAAAAATCTTTTATATAAGTGTCACAAGTCTCTGGGCAGCAAGATTCAGGACAGTATGTTTACCCGCTCAGAGATGATGATGGGAACTGCCTCACCTCATGAAGAGGCCAAGAGAATGTCTCAGCCAATTATTGTGCTGAGTAAGGAAGAGTTGTCCCTTGCTAAGGGGTGCGGGGTAACAGTTGATGATAAAAACATGGTCTCAAGGAATGCAGCCAGCCGGATCTTTAAAATGGTTGGCAAGCTCATTGACCAGCCTACAAATATTGAAGTGCTACGGAAAGACAAAGCTACTCCAGGGAGTAGAAACAAAGTTTCCGTAGCCGCTTAAAAGGAGTTTGCCTGTGGATGGAAAAGAGGCTTTATATAAACTGAGGGAACTTTTAGGTGAGGATGCTGATAGTGCCTTTCTGGAAGATAAGACATCTTATGATTATATCAATGAGGCGGCAAGAGAATTTGTCATAAGAACAAGGTGCATTACTGCTTCTCAGGATCTTACAACTGTGGAAGATCAGCGGGGATATACCCTTAATGCTGACTTCATGGAGTTGTATTTGATGAATAAGCAGAACCGGCACTATGTTCTTTATAACGATGGATCAAGTTCTTACAGTGATTTTATTTACTGGAAGGACTATGAGGATATAATTCTCTCTGACAGTCAAACCTCAGTCTTGAAGCCGGATAAATATACCATTGTCAGTGATCCAGTCCTTGACTCTCAGGTAACAGGAACGGCTACCAGTGATGGAGCCGCTTCAGGTGGTCAATGTACCTTGACAGATACGGCAGCAGATTTTTCAGATGTCAGCGCCGGTGACATAGTACATAACACCTCAGATGGGAGTGATGGAATTGTCTTGTCTAAGACCTCTACCACAGTCCTAGTGGTTGCCCTTTTTGGTGGTACAACAGATGAATGGACATCTACAAATGCCTATGTCATACAGCCACAAGGCCGCTTACAGCTGAGGCTAGATCCTCCCCCGTCCACAGCGGGACATACCGTGACAGTACATTATATCCAGAGGCCGGTGCCGGTTTATTCCGATTATGGAGTATTCCGGTTTCAACCTCAACATATGGAGGCAATCATTAAGTATGCAGCCTACCAATACAAGTTTAGGGACAGAGAGCCCAACTTTGGGCACATCTATTATCAGGCCTTTGAAAGGCAGATAAGGATGTCAGGCAATGCTTTAAATAAGACATTCAAGAGGAACAAAATCACCGTTAATCTGAGGGCTAGAAGATAATGGCAAAAGGTGAAAAGGACGCAAAGCTAATACCCGCAGAAGTTGACCTGAAGGGGAAGCTTATAACCTCTTCGGAGGGTGTATCAATAGGCCCAAATTTCAAGACCCTGAAGAACATGAGATATACCGATAGTAATCCTGAAGGGATAGGGGGAATGTCCAAGATAAACACAACGGCCATTACTACCTACACCCATATCCGTAATGGTATCCATTTCAAAAAGGATCAACCGGCAGAATCTCATATCATCGTACAGGCTGAAGACTCAGGGGGAAGTAACTCAAGGGTATTACAAAACACAACGGCCATACCGAGTCAGGGGGATTTTGAAGCTACAGCCATACATACTGATGCAACAGCCGCAGAGAGGGGGCGTTTCAGCAAGGCCCCAAGTGGTAACGTGGCCTATTGTAATGGGGTAGAAACAATGATATGGGGCGGGGATGAGCATTGGATAGGTGCAGTTATAAACTCTCATGACACCACTTTCAGTAAAGACTTTACAGAGCAGATGAATAACACCCGCACCGATGTTAATGATGTAATGACTATCACTCTTGATGGTGTAGATAGTGATATAGAGATAGGTACAATAAGGCCAGCTCAAGGGTTTAAATTCCATGTTGAAACTGCCAATACTACGTCAGGGGCACTAGCAGGGGGATACATCTTGTCAGGAGCCAGTTGGGATGCCTTAACAGGGGAAGTAGACGGTACTGCTAGTGGTGGTATCTCTATGGCCCAGACAGGAAGTATTACCTTTGATGGTGCAGACATTGTTTCTGACACTCAGGACTGGACAGCAAATACAGATGAAAGTAACGTAGATTATACGCCTACACCACCAACAGCGGGAGATGTTATCTTAGATTCTGCTACACAGCTTGTTTTGACTAATTTTGAAACAAGTGGGGATTCATATTTTGGAGTATCTGCGGGAGGTAAGATTGCTCAAGGTTTTAAGGTTTCAACTAATACATACGTTACGCAAGTTCAAGGTTATCTGAGAGCCATAGCGTCAGGGTCAAATGATGAAGTTTATGCAGCTATCTATACAGATAGTGGAGGATACCCAGATAGCCAACTCGCTATATCTAGTTCTTTTA